AGATAGATAGATTTATGAAAAAACAATTATTAGAACTTAAAAATAAATATAAATATGATTATAATAAAAATATTAAATCCGTTTATGACTTTTTATATAAAAAACCATATAATACTTTCACATTTGCTCTACATATATATAAATTATATGATATATATGTTGAAATGAATATAATAATAATGGATACTTATTTATTAGCAAGACTTTTCAAACCATATACTAAAAATATATTTATATATGCCGGAGATACACATATTTTAAGATATCAAACATTCTTTGAAAAAATCCTTAAAAATAATCCAATAGACCTCGGAAAACAAATATCCTACCGGTGCATAAAAATTAAAGAAATAACATTATAATATATATTTATCAATATTTAGAAGCACATTTAATAGTATTTCCATTACCACTATCTATAATTTTTTCAGATATTAATACAGCAGGTGGATCCTTTTTTGAAAATGTATCCGTCCATTTCCATATTTGTTCAACTTTTTGATTATTATCTAATTTTCTTAATAATAATTTTAAGGTTATATTCATTCCAATTTTACATTCTAAATCAGCATCTTCTCTAGACATCGTTTTTTGCAATAATGCATAATTTCTACCATTATATTCTCTAATACTTTTAATAATATAATGATTACCACCTAATCGTGATAGTCCGTGGTAAATATCACTACACGATGGTTCATCAGGTCTTAATAAATAAAGCGTGTGAAAAGCATCATCTAAATCTATATAATTATAGTTTGTGTCTGACTTATACGCATCTTTATATTTATATAAAGACCATGTATCTATCATATATACACTATTGTTTTCACATAATATATATAATGAGACTGGAGATATATATTTTACCTTTAAATCAATCACATTTTTATTTTCATAATATTTAATTATATTATTTATTATATAATACTTTCCGTTTAATGCGCGAATCCTTTCAAAGTTATTTATTATATAATTATTAACAACTATTTTATTAATTTCTGCTACAAGGTCTACTACGTATTCAGTCATTATTGATATCTAATAAAAATATAATATATAATTATATATTCAGTTTTTATATGTATAATGCCGGTATATACCCGAATTCATATATATATAAATAATACTATATATAAAGCGGTTAAGATATAAATAATATAATTGTTATTTATATAATGGTGATGATTTCAGTATTGACATATAATGTATGGTTTAATAATTATTATATTAAAGATAGAATCAATCATATATGTAAATTAATTTTAGATACATATCCAGATTTTATTTCTTTACAGGAGGTTACAATGCCGATTTTTGTAATATTGAAAAAAAATTTAGATAGATATTATCATTTTTCTATATCTTTTGAAATTACAAAATATAATTATGGTACAATTATATTAAGTAAATTTCCTATAATTGAACATATAATAATGCCTTTATCAAAAACATATATGTCCAGAAAATATCATCAAATTCTTGTCAAAAAAGGCAGTAAATTACTTAAAATTATAAGTATACATTTAGAAAGCGATTATAAATCTGATATTAAATATGAACAATTAGCCGAAATATTTGATAAGATAGATAAGAAGGATAATGTATTTATTATGGGAGATACTAATATAGAAGAACATGTTATGCTTCCAGATTACTTAGAAGACGTTGAAACAGATTACACCTTTGATTCCACTAAAAACGCAAATATCAGAGGTAAATTTCAATCACGATTAGATAGAATATTTATGAATAAGGGGTGTAAAATAATAAAAAAAGAGTTGATCGGTACAGATGCAATCTACGATAATGTGTATCCATCAGATCATTTTGGCGTATATTTAGAAGTTTCTTTATAATTTTATTGTATAATATACTAATTTATTTTCATTAGTAAAACCAAAATATTTTTCAATATTATCATTCAACCACTTTATCGCTCTTTTATTTTTGTATTCTATAAATCCAGAAGATTTATAACATTTTATAGCTGCTATATTTGTTGAGTCAACCCATAAATTTAATCTTTTTACTTTTGGATAAACATACTTTTTTAATTTATTGATCATTTTAGAACATATTTTTTTACCACGATATTCAGGTAATATATATATATTTCTCACATCATATGTCCTTTCAAGAAATTCCAAATTCATTAATTTTTTAATTTTTGAAGATAAATAAGCAATACCTAATGTTCCTACTAATTTTTCATTATCCATTACAACTAATATTACATATGTTTTAGTATTAAGACCTGATAATAAATCATCTATAAATAGTAATATTGAATTATTTGTATGAAATATTTTTTTATCAAATTGTGTTAAAATATTTTTTGGTATATCATTAATATTATGATAAAATATATATTTCATTAATATATTATATTAATATATTATATTAATATATTATATTTGTACAAAAATTCAATTGATTATTTATTTCTAATATTTCTATATAAAATAAACTGAATACTATTTCCAGCGACTGATGGTTTGGTATATATAAAATCAATAATTTTAAAATATTTTTTATAACATTTTACAGCTGGTATATTCGATGCGTCCACTGTAATTAAAATACCAGTAACATTAAAATTATTTTTTATGTATTTAATAGCATGTTCTATTCCTTTTTTACATAACCCTTCCCCTTTAAATTTTGGATTAATCATAACTCTTTCAATTCTAGCAATATTATTATTTTTTTTTTGAAAAATATAATTTTTTTTTACCCATTCATATTTATTATTTTTCTTTATTTTATCATGATTTTCTAATATATATTTTTTATTAATATATATTTCAGAATGAAATATAATTCTATCTTTATATACTAAATAATATATGTATTCATTATTTTTATATTTTCTTTTTTTTATTTTTCCAAGTTTTATATTTTTTTGTTTTTCTAATAAATTTTTTATCCTGCCATTAATTGTCCAACCACCATCATTCATCCAATCTTTCATAAAATGATGATATAATTCTATATTTTTTATATTCCATTTATCTTCATCTTTTTTTTTTATTACAAATACTTTATACATTTTTGAGATTCGTATAATATTATAAGATATAATAATAAATTAACTTTTATAAAATCATTAGACTATCTGATGATCTTGAAGAAAAAATTTAAAATAAATGTGAAAAATCATAAATCAATATTATTATATATGGGATTCTTACCAAATGTTCCTACTAATTTTTCATTATCTATTACAACTAATATTACATATGTTTTAGTATTAAGACCTGATAATAAATCATCTATAAATAGTAATATTGAATTATTTATATGATCGTGAAAATTTATTAATTAATTTTTTAAATTTTATTATAATTATTTTTATAATAAAATTTTATTGTTAATTAAGGAGTATATGATTTAAATAATTTTAATTAAATAATTTAAAATCCACCTACTAATGAACTACCTGTTGCTAATCCAGAACCTAATCTTGCTCCAACACTAACTTGTGGGGCATACATATCTAATAAACTGAATGTAGCTGCTGCGACAACACCAACCATAACAGCATCTTCTAATTTGGCACCTTTAATTAAGTACATCGATGCTAATCCAACTGCTAAACCTTCAAAAAGGTATTTAAGTACTCTTCTTACAACTTCGACCCAATCAATATCTAAATGTATCATTTTTTTATATAATATAATAAGAAAATAATTTCATATTAAACATAAATAATTAATTAAATAAAATAGTTAAGTAAAATAAATAGTTAAGTAAAATAAATAATAAATAAATAGTTAATTAAAATAAATAGTTAAGTAAAATAAATAATACTTAAAAATATAATTAATAGATTATTAATATAAATTAATATGGCAAACGAAATTGAAGAAGATTTTTTGGAAGTTGATCAACCAATTCCAGGACAAAATTATGTATGTATGTCTTTTATTTCACCAGAAAAAGTTATTAAACAAAAAGAGGTATTTTTTATGAAGAAATTTTTACAAGATGTATTAACTGATGAAAATAAGCGTGATTATTTATTAAAGATGGATGTTGAAAAATTAACATATGAGAAAGTTAATGATATGGTAGAAGATTTTAGAATTGTTAAAGAAACTGAAGTAAATGATGAATTTGATGAAAATGTAGATTTTCAAACTTCAATGCGTGGTGTTAAAATTCGTGGAGTATATGATACTTTAAAAGAAGCTAAAGTAAGAGCAAAAATTCTTCAAAAACGTGATTCTAAATTTAATGTATTTTTGGGACAGGTTGGATATTGGCTTCCATGGGATCCTTCTAATTCAGATAATATTGAAGCGGAATATCAAGAAGGACAGCTTAATGATTTAATGAAAAATTATAAGATTAATGCTGAAGAAAGGGATTTATTCTATCAACAAGATAAACAAGATAAAGTTAATAATGCAATTAAAGAAAATCTTAGGAGGAAAGAGGAAGCAGCCCAAAAGGGAGATTTAGATCTTACTAAAGAACCTGTTGGAGATAAGACAGATACAATTAATGAATTAAGAGATATTTTAGATGAAAAAGATCGTAAATATAATAATGTTATTAAAGAAAATCAGGTAAGTCAAGAAAGTCAGCAAGAAAAATCTACTTTAACAGCGGATGATACTAAACCAGATGATGAATTTTCTTCAGGTGGACATGCAGATCCGTGGATGAGACGTAAAGCCGAAGGCGAAGAAAATGAAGATTTATCTGTATCGAGTGATAATGTAGAGGTAGTTAGTCATAGTGCTGATAATATTTCAAGTGAATCAAGTGATGGGTTGAAGGATGTTGCTAAGAATATTTTTTAATTGTATATTAAATTTTTTATCTATAATAGTAATATACATGAAATCTCTTATTGTATTTTTTATATTTATGGGTGTAATTTTTATATTAATTGGTCAAAAATACAACAATGAATTTTGTCCTCCACCAAGGATTGAGTATCGTTATATACCGCGTTCATTTGAACAAGAGCAAATGGATCGCGTACCAATATTAGCAACATATGGTAAAATGTTTACTCGTGCTAGTCCTTGGGAAGAATCGATAGGTTATCCTGGTATTTTTTATAATAAGAAGGAGGAATTTTAATAAAATAATTATTTAAAGACTAGATAATTATTTTTAATAATATAAATATTTCTTATAATGTGTGATATTGGAAATATTTTACAAAAAAAGATAAATAAGAATATATTAGATAATATTTTAGATAGATTATATAAAGATATTCATAATGTTAAATTTAAAAAAGTAATAAATAATTTAAATTGTATAAAACATTTATTTTATGAAAGTAATTTAAATCAATATCACGAAATAATTTTTAATGATTTAGATATTATATTTTATTATAAATCTATATATTTAGATAATAATTTTGATATAAAACATTCTATTGGTTCTATTTATGATGATAATGAGTATTTATTTAATGGTCATAATATATATTATAATTTTATTAAATAATTTAACTATATATTTAACTATATATTTAACTATATATTTAACTATACATTTTACTTAATATACCACTTACTATCTATTACTTTTGAAGGATAATGTTCTACACTTATTTGTTCCCAATAGATATGTGTAGCATTCACAATCTCTAAAATACCATATCCATAATCATCACTTGTAAAAGCAGACCATTTAGGTACTTTTTTAGTGAATGGGTCGTGATGTTCACGACATCCAGCCGAACCACTTACAATATGATAAAATCCTTTCGGATCTATCTGACTGTTTAACATTTTATATGTGCGTTGATAACTATGTTCGTGTGCTGAAAGAGCAATATCTACACGATTGTCATAGAATAGTTGTTCTAATGCTAATCGCACCATACTCATTACTTTTGTACAATCATCATGTCCTAAATTGGAACAATACATAGGACGGTGTCCATATGTGATAATCCACGGACAAGTTTGTTCTTGAAGTGTTTTATTCAACCATTCAAACTGAATTAGAGCAGCTTTAATATCAGTGAAATAAAACTCGGTAGAGTATGCTATGAAACAAGCATCCCCCATTGTAAAATTGTAGAAGAAATTCTCATTATTAATGGATGGCATTGTAAAGCGATTCTTATAGTTAGAGTAATTATTGTATTGTTCGTGATTGCCAACACTAACCATATATGGTACATACGCAGCAATCGGTTCAATATTATTCATAAATTTATCTCCAACTTTTCCATAATCATCGTGCATATTGTATGCGAAATCACCTATATGTAAAACCGCATCTATTTTCTTATCTTGTGCGATTTGTTGTAATTCTGGCAATGATTTGGCATTAGTTAGTCCCATATCGCCATACACAGCTAATTTTGGACTCCAATTGTTAAGTGGAACAGTATTAAATCTGAATAGATTAGACCATCCGCCAATATTATCGCCACAGCGGTAGAAATATTCTGTATTATATTCTAAATTAGATAGTAAAACACGATGTATATATTGTGTATTATTACTATTACTAAACTTTGTTTGATATCCTTTCACATCAATATAATCTAGTTGATTATGTGAATACTGTACAATAGATGAATATGTTGGGTGTGGAGTGTTCCACGTTATTACTAAATTATTTAATTCAAAGCCAAAACTAAGATGAACTTGTTGAGGCTGTGTATATGGATTCGCATATACTGTTTTATGTTGTAATAAATATAATATAATTAAAATTGTTTTCATTTATACGGTGTAGTTTAATATTATATTTATCATATTTATAAATATAATAATCAATTTTTATAATGCTCCCTGTAGGACTCGAACCTACAACCTCGGCGTGCCATCACATCAATATTGATATAAGCACCGCGCTCTAACCATTGAGCTAAGGGAGCTGTGTGGGGGATTCCCCACAATTATATGTAAATTTATTATTATAAAAATATTATTCATTTTTTTTATAATAATATAAATTTTATTTATCACAGTGTATACATAATTCATTGTTATAATCAACTATACTCTTCTCTTTATTACATTGTTTACATAATTTTATACATTTATTACAAAATACTTTATTAGTATATAAACCACAGTTAAAACAAGATTCTGGTATTATTGCGTTCGGTATAGATATTTTAGATGTGCCTTTAATACTTTTAGTTCTATTTTTCATAATATATTTATTATTATAAATATTTTTATATACTTTAGTTTATTACTTTATCATATACATATATTATTATAATTTATAGACAATGAAAGGAGTGTGTGTTAATTTTGATACACACAGACCCCCATGTCTAACAGAATCTTAACGGTTCCGTCGAAAATCTTCAGAGACTCGGGGTCCCTGAACTCCTTGTGGTTTCCAAGATCCACTTTGTGGCCCTTAGTCTTTTTGAGGATGTGCCCCTCTAGCTGTGTCTTAATGACACCCTTGGCAACATCCTCCGGGATTACCGCAAGAATGCGGACTATCCTGCTGTCTTTACTCTTCAACTCTTGTTGAAGAGTGGCTATCCTTCCGGGTGTGTACCCGAAAAAACCTTCTCTGGGTTCGAGGGTAGTCGCGACCCCGTATTTGACGCAAATGCGAATTGGTGTTTCCACCAAGAATGCATAGACCACATTGGAGAGCACCTCGGGCGAGACACCATTCGCAATTAAAAATTGCGAGAACAGTGCCCGCTGGTGGACAACCCAAGTTCTATTGAAAATCCTACGGATTTTCCTGGGTGGTTTGGGAGCACCTGGGCATTTGGTGTCATCCGCCATCTTCCAGTGTCTAATCAAAGTAATTAATACATATATAATAATATTAGCGTCATTTTTTTCCTTTCATTAGTTTAGATACATAGAAATCAAATAATTCAAGTGCTGGTTTTCCCCACATAGTTAATAATTCTTCATTGAAATTATCAATTACTTGTAGATTTTTATTATTTATTTTCAAGAATGATATATTGCCATTTAATTCAAATTGTAAATTTACAAATTTAAGATTTTCCAAAAAATATATAACATCTATTACATCATTTTTCCACATATTTTTATTAAAATATTTATAAAATATTAATTTAAACTCATCAACTGTTAATTCATTATTAACAGGAATAGCTTTAACCATTTCATTAAATTTTTTCATTAATACTTTGCTACTATTTAATTTCATCATTAAACCAGTTTCCCAACTATATCTATTTATGCTGGGTAATTTAACAATTTTATCATCTTCTAACATCATATATGTCCAATCACCATTTTTATGTTTTTGATGCAATTCTTGATTTATATTATAAATAACATCATACGCAATTTTAGATTTTGTTTTAATATTAAGATTTAATTCACTTCTTAAATCTTTAATATAATCATCAGTTAATTCAGCATTCCAACCATTTAACATAATTCTTTGTAAACTTTCAATCCAGCCTTTATTTTTATAAACATATTTTTTAGAAATATGAGTACGACTATTTTCAGCAATATAAATAATAAATTTAACTAACTCTTTTAAATAATGCGAATCAAAATGATCAAAAATTCTTAATTCAACACCATTTGGTTTTGTCATACCAACACCCGATTCTCTATGCCATGGTCTATCTGGGTCTGTACTACCAAATGTTCTAAAATTACTGCTAAAACCAGAAACAGCACCAGGCTCAACTTTTTTTAATTTAGGTGATAAATCTTTACAATATTCAGAACTTTTAATATTATAAAAATTTAAACCATCTCGCCAATAAGGCTCTATATTAGCATATCTACCAATCCCTTTGTTAAATTTACGAACATCACTCCCAGCTAAATTTCCCCAACCTACACGCGCAATTCTATAAGAACCTTTAATTCTTTTTTCACCAGTACCAACTGCTTTTTGATCGGATGAAAAAAAAGCGGTTAATAAAAGTGGTTCTAACCATTGTACTTGATTCGCAAAATTTTGATGTGTTTTAATAAATCTAGCAGGAGTAGTTTTTTTAGTAAATGGCAAAGTTAAAGTTATATGATAACTACCTAAATAATCAGTGTGTAATTTATCTTTATTATTTTTTGTCTTATCAAATTTATATGGTATACTTTTATTATTCGCATATTTAAAATAATTAGATACACCAAATGGGTATTGATATAATAAACCATATTTTTCTTCTAATTTATTTGTTTTTTCATTCTTTTTTAATAATACTATATATTTTTCTTCCTTATCACGAATTTCTTCACAATAAGATTCTATTGGCCTTTTATTTTTTAATGTATTAAATGGATTATCAGTTATAAATTCCGGCATAGGAACAGGTGTTTTTGGTAAAACAATTTTGCCATTACATTTTCTACCAGTTGGTTCAAATGGTATTGTTTTAAGAAATTCTTGGTCTAAAATACTAAGTTTACCGGATTTTAATAATTCTTCAATTCTAGGTTTACCATCAAACATAATATATGATTCAATATTTTTAGATGTTAATTCCGGTTTATGAAAAAATTGAACTTCGTGTTCAATTCCAACACCCCATTCATAATTAATTAATTTCTTATATTTAGTTTTTTTAGATTCTTTTTTCAACATTTCATTGCCAACAGTTGTAGAACCTCTGTTATTAGTTAAACTTCTAGACATAATATATTATTAATCAATATTATAATATTTATTGTAAACAAAAAATTTTATTAATAATATAATATAAATTATCAAAAATATTTCCTTTATTTTTAATTGTATCGTCTACTTTATACCAAAATATTTTATCTTCTAAATCTTCACTAATTATTGTATTATCTATTACTAAACATTCATAATTATTTTGTGTACAATTATCTAATATAAATGAGAAATGGTCATAAGATGTAAAAATATTACTAAATTTTTTATATATTATTTTTTTATTTTTAATAGAACTCGGAAATATAAAAATATAATCAACATTATTATTAAATTGCGAATATAATAAATTTTTAACAGAATATATAATATCAATATTATATAACCTATTTAATATAAATATTTTTTTCATAGAATCATCTAATAAATTTTTATCACATTCATCTAAAACTATCTCTAATTTATCATTATCATCACTATTATTACTATTATTTATTTTATCCATTTGTTCTAAAAAACAATTCTCAATAATATTTGAATCATATTTATTATAAATAATTCCATTGTTATTAATATAATTTTTTTGAAAATTAGTATTTGGATCAATTATAATTTTTTTATCAATATTTTTATAATTAATTAAATCTTTAATTAATGTAGTTTTACCTGAACTTCTTTTACCAATTATCGCGCATATACTATTATCTTTAATAGTAGATTTATCAAATTTATTAATTTTATGAATATTTTTCATTATATCTTATTATAAATATTATAAAAAATTAAATTAAACTTATATTTTTTTAACATTCAATTTTGGACCTCTACTAGATTTATAATATGTATTTATATTTATTTCATCTTCTGTTTCATCCTCCACATAATTTTTTTCACTATATTCCCAAATCTCAGGAGGACACATACTAAACTCACCGTGTTCTTCAGCCTTATACCAATATACCTGATCTTCTATCTTATTACTTTGTATAGTATTATCTATTACTAAACATTCAAAATTTTCAGTACATTGGTCCATTACCTTACAAAACATCTCAAATGTTGGAAACATACCAGCATATTGTTCATATAATCTTTTGCGATTTGCTACAACATTTTCCCTAAATATAAACACAAAATCAATATTTGATCTTAATTCTGGAGCAATACCCATTGGATATTGTAATAAAAATCCCGCAAATATAGACCAATGTCTACCGTTAAAAAAAATCTCTCGAATAAATTTATCTGTTTTCCACGATTTATCATATAAACAATCATCAAATATAATAAATGCACGATTATCAATATCTTCTCCTTGTCTCATTACTTGTCTCATTTTCTTTTGTCGTTTCATAAAATTAGATGTAATTGCTTGATTATATTCATCGTGTATAAAAATCTTTGGTACAAATTCTTGATAATAATGATTTGCATTTTCGGTTGGAGAGAGTATAACTCCTGTAGGAATATCACTGTGATAATATAATATTTCTTTAGTTAAAAATGATTTACCAGTATGTCTTTTACCCAAAACTACAAAAATTTTATCATCTTTAATTTTTTTTAAATCAAACTTTTTTAATTGTAAATTAATAGACATATATAAAAATCTATCAAAAATTATAATAAAAACAAACGAGTTATATATTTTATTATAATTTAAAAATCAGGTGCATCAGTGTATACTTCTAATCCATTTGAACTACCTCCTCCATTTTGATTTAATTTTTCAACAAATGATACGATATTACCACCTTTTTTAATATTATTATTACTAGCATTTATGAAATAAACTAAAGCAGATACTAAAAGAGATACACATAAAAATAATTTAACATAATATTTATTATCAAAATATCTATCATTCATTCTTTTATCTAAATATGCGAATAATACTATTAAACTTCCTGAAAGTCCTCCAGCTACTAAAGGATTTTTTAAATATTCCAAATATTGATTCATTTTATATTCATAGAAAAGAAATTTTTTATAATTAATAAACTTATTTATAATATATTAAATTAAATTACATAGTCATTTTATCTGTAATATCTTTGCTATTTATCCACATTTTTTTAATTGATTGTTGACTTGTCTTACATTTAATTCCTGATAATAAAATAGCTTCAGATATTGTATTATGTAAATCAATATAATTTCCAACAAATATCGGCGGATTATCAATATATAAAAATTTACTTAATTTTTCATTTTTATATATATAACTACCAAAAAATTGCCGCCATGTCGGGTCAAATATATATTCATCATTTATCAACAAATATACATGGTCTTCCATATGTCTACCACTATTTATTTTAGAAAACATTAATTTAATATTTTTATACCCATCTTCCTTCAATATTGGTGCTAAACAATGAGTCATATGACCACACGAACTATATCCTTCAAATGTTCTAGAATTTAATGAACTAATTTTATTAACCATATAAGAATTATGATATATAGTTTCAGGTGTATGTGACCTCATTTTAATAGCCCTTTTAACCATCTCATTATACAGCTTTTCAGAATACCGGGGTATACGCATTATATTTATAATATATATTCTATTATGTTTATATAATTTTCAATTTTTTATTCACTATCATCATCATAATTAGTATCCTTGAAAAAAACTCTCTTCTTATTATTATTTGACTTCTTTAATTTACGCCTTATTAATCGCTGTCTATTTTTAATTATAGGTCTTAAATTATTATTAACAATATTATTATTAAGAACATTATTAGATGTAGTATCGATTTCTTCCTCAAATGAATCTTCATCATATACTTTATCATTATTTAATTCCTCATTTAATATTTTTAATAAATTATCCTTTTTCTCAATTTTTTTAATACCACTATTCATATCTATCTCATTATTTAACTCATTATTTAACTCATTATTTAACTTATTTGGTTTATTATAAGGTGTGCCACCAATTACTATATTTTTAATCTCTTCAACTTCTTTCTCTTCTTCACTAACCGCTTTCTCTTCTTCACTAACCGCTTTCTCTTCTTTAACTTCTTCTTTGTCTTCTTTGTCTTCTTTGTCTTCTTTAACTTCTTCTTTGTCTTCTTTGTCTTCTTTGTCTTCTTTGTCTTCTTTGTCTTCTTTAACTTCTTCTTTGTCTTCTTTAACATCTTCTTTGTCTTCTTTAACTTCTTCGTCTTCTTTAACTTCTTCTTCGTCTTCTTTAACTTCTTCGTCTTCTTTAACTTCTTCGTCTTCTTTAACTTCTTCGTCTTCTTTAACTTCTACAAGCTCTTTTTTACTATCTTCTGTTTCATTATCATCTTTGTTATTTTTTTTATTTATATCTTCTTCTTCATTGGTGGATTTTTCATTATCATTTGCGTTATCTTTAACATCATCGGAATTTTCTTTATCTGTTTCTGTATTTTCATTATTTAGTTCACCGCCATTTAAATTATCTAGTTCATTATTATCATCATCTTCATCCTTATATTCATTTAATAAATCCAATATATCATTCCTGTCATTAATATAATCTTCATTATCTGAATCTGTTAAATATTCATTAACTTTAGATTTTTGAACAGGTGTTTTTAAACTTCTTATATTAGTAATATCTTCATCATCATTATCAAATGAATCGCCTAAATATTGTTTTAATATTTCTTGAAATGGCAATAATTTTCTTACAGCATCGCAAATACATGATTCTATAATTTTTAGAGATTCTCTTACACATCTTTGTCTTTCGACATTTAAAATATTTTGTTTATCCATTAAGAATGGATTTTTATAAAATTCTCTCGCACATTCTATATAACATTTATGAATAAAATAACTTATTTTTGGTATTTTTAAATTTATCCTTTTTTTACTATTTATTACCCGAACAGCAGTTAAAATTTTTGTATTACTTACAAAAACAGCTGCAATTAAATCTGGTAGCCAAGTACATTGAGACCTGTCGATTATTCTTTGTGTTTCTTTATCAATTAAATCTTGATTCCATTGAGGTATTTTTTTTAATAAATTTTGAAACATTTTTAATACAGATAATTCTTTATTATCATTTTTGATTAAATCAACAGAGTCATCATAAATAGATTCAATACCTTCAAATAAATATTGTGTTAGAATATTTGTTAATTGTTTAGTATATTCTGTTTTTGCTTCTACTAAAATATTTATACTTAATTCATCCATTTATATAAATATTTTAAATAAATATTTTCATATTATAACGCAATTCTATTTAATAATAAATAAAATTATATTGCAAATATATTTTAACATTTTGATGCTAAATTACGCATTGAATATGGATTATCATCTAATTGGTTTAATAATGATGGATCCAATCTATCTTGTACTGGTTCATTCGGTGCTGTATATTTATCTTTTGTTACAGAACATTTTTGTGCTTGGGGTAAAGAATTATATACCTTATTAGGAATTAATCCTCTTTCATTTAAATAATTATTTTGTATATCATTTATCTTTTTTGTTGTCGCATTAATTTTATTATTAAATACCTTAACACCTCCGCCGCCTGGTGTTCTACCTTTTGATACTTGTTCTTTATAACTTCTAACTGTTGAATTATATATTTGCTCATATGATTGTGGCTGTTCATTTGTACCCGGTCCCGCAATTCCATTATATTTTGTATTAGATGTAAATTGTCGCACAGTATTTTTAATCTCATTTTTAGCAACATTATAACCCATTCCCTTCTTTTGATACATTGGACCTAAAACATCTTCGGCAATAGTTGTTTCTTTCATAGTTGTTCTAGCAACATCATTGGGATCATATACATATGATTGTTTATTATCTGTATTGATAAATCCATCGTGTTCATTATCAATCATTGTTTCTTTCATTGTTGTTTTTGCCACATCATTTGGGTCATAGACATATGACTGTTTATTATCTGGATTGATAAAACCATCGTGCTCATTATCAATCATTGTTTCTTTCATTGTTGTTTTTGCTATATCATTTGGATCATATACATATCCAGCAGTATTATTTTTTTGCATATTACCAGTATGTTTATTAACACTTGTGAATTGTTTTTTAGTATCTTTCGCTTTTTGAGAATTTCTATATGTCGCTTTTTCACCTGCTTTTAATGGACCTCTATATTTATTACAAGGCATATTTTGTCTTTCAGTATCTCTAACAAATGTACGACTCTTACCATAATCGTGTAATTCTTCAATATTTGAATTATTCATTTTATTTTTTGGAACAGCAGACCATTTACCCTGAAGATTCATATGTCTAGCACCATCGGTTTTATATTGTTGTTTACGACTTCTTCTATATTTTGAACGAACATTATCTTTATTACCAGTGACGTGGCTAGCAACACCAAACCGACGACGCATACCTGTTGTTCTTCTATTAACATCTTTAAGAACTATATTTGGTCTTTGTTTTTCAGCAGTTTGTGCACCAACAGTTGTAAACCATCTTTCTGGGCCACTAACAAAGAAAGTATCAGGATTTCTTTTTTCAATAACTCCAATTTTACCTGATTTAGAAATACCTTTACCTGATAAAATACGACCCTTATATGTTAATTTAGGATTATTTTTAGTTCTTAATTCATCAACAGTTTTAGGTAAAGCATAATCTCTTTTATTTGCTTGTTGAAATCCACCTGATGGTGCTGAGGTATATCCTTGATTTAATCCGGGTCCAACTCTAACTTTTTCAACAGGAGAAACATTATTCATTACTTTAGATGGAATAATTCTATCGTATATAAAATCATTATGATTTGCTGAGCCATATGGATTAGTAATATTATTTTCAACTGCGAATAATGGTTTTATTTCTTTTTTTTGTTGATAATTATCAATATTACCTGTGAAATGTTCTAAAACTGTTTGATTTGCTTTTTCATCAACATTTTGTTTAATACGGCCACCAAAAAATGGAACCATATTATTATGAACAAATTTACTAGATTGAATTGGTTCTCCAGTTAAAGATATACCTTGATTACCACTGGATACAGGTTTATCATTATTATAAATATTAAATGAATTATTTTTATGTTCGGTTGTATTTATTTCGCTAAATATATCATTTTTATTATAATTATTAAATTCAATGGGTAATTTATTATTTTCATAATCAACTTTATTAAATAATAATGTTGGGTCAATTTTAGGAGGTCCGGGCATAATTCTGTTTGGTTCATTCCATACTTTTTCTGCATGTTTTAATTCATTTTGTCTAATATTTAATGATCTTTTAGATTCATATATATTTTTAGGTTCTTCATCATTTCTAACTTTATTATTATTAATATTATAATAGTACCCTAATCCTAATATACCTGCCACAATAGGAATTTCCATTAATATATATTAATACAATATAATAATATATATTAAAATACAAAAAAATATTTTTAATTTATGGATAAACATTCTTCACGATATAATGATAAAATTTCAGAAGGTATTTTCTTAAAAACTGTTTTCATATACGTTTTATTAAAATATCCAACTAACTTAAAATGAACTGAATCTATATAATATAATATTATTGTCTTATAATTATAATTAATATTACTACCAATATAATGTATTTTAAATCTATCCTTTAAAGAACCCTTTTTATTATCATAATTTTCATCATTTAAAATTATAAAATTCATTTTTAAACCCTTTTCTAATAACTGTATAACTATATGATCTCCCCAATAATTATTACCAGTCTTTATCAATTCTGCTTGTAATTCTTCCTTTGTTTTAATATCATATGGATTCCATAAACATTCAAATTCATCATCATCGTATAATGTTCTATATGTTTCAATAATAATATCAAAATTATCATCATTAATTTCATTTGCGGCTATTTGTCTTATAACTTGCATATCCGGTTCATATATTGCTTCAGAAATTACATGGAATAAACAATCTCCATCGCCACCACAATCTAAAATACCCCACGGAGAATTTTTATATTTATTTTTAGAATATTTATTTAGTCTTCTTACCCATCCATTATGTATTTTTTCCCAACCATAATCTGCTAAATATTTATGCCAATTATTTTTATTAACACGTATAATTTTATCATCAGTATCATAATATGTAATTTTATGTTTAATATATAAATTAGATGTTAAATATATATCATCATCCATTATAATTTAATAATATACAAATATTTTTTATATATTATTATAACTCCATAGTTTATAATTTATTTTGTTATAATTTATTTTGTTATAATTTATTTATTATATATTTTTATACAATAATACTCGCAATATTCGCCGGCAATTCAAAAATTTGCGTGTTATAATATTTTTCAATATACTTTAATTTATCTATGTCATAATTTGTACAAAATGTAATTGATGTACCTTTTCGACCCATTCGACCACTCCTTCCAATTCGATGTATATATGTTTCAACATCATTTGGTACATCATAGTTAATTACTAATGATACTTGTTGAACATCAATACCTCTCGCTAAAATATCCGTTGTTATTAAAATTCTTGTTTCACCAGTTCTAAAACTTTCCATCACACTATTACGATCACTTTGTTGCATATCACCATAAATACACGATACCGTAAAATCACTCTCGCGCAATCTTTTAGATAAATAATAAACCTTTTTCCTTGTATTACAATAAATAATACATTGTGTAATCGCAATAGTCGAATATAAATCACATAATGTATCATACTTATATGTTTCAGTTGACACATCAACGTGATATTGTTGAATACCTTCTAAAGTTAATTCATCAGTTTTAACTAATATTTTATGCGGATCATTCATAAATTCTTCAGTAATTTCTAAAATCTCATTTGACATCGTCGCACTGAATAAAGCAATCTGCGCATCTTTATTTAAATATTTAAAAATATTTTGTATCTGTTCTGTGAAACCTTTAGACAACATTTCATCTGCCTCATCTAATACTAATATTTTTATCGTTTCATAATTTATCCTATTTTGTGATAATTCACTTAACACTTTACCAGGAGTTCCCACAATAATATTACTCGGTTTATTATTTCTAAAACTATCTCTATTACCAAATTGACCACCAATTAATTCTTTAATTGTTATATCTGTATATTGACTTAATGCTTTAATAACATTAAATGTCTGTTTAGATAATTCTCTAGTTGGCGATAAAATTAATGCCTGCTCCTCAGGATTATTTTCATCTATTGTTTGTAATACACCTATCGAAAATGTACCAGTTTTACCAGTTCCAGATTGTGCTTGAGCAATTATATCTTTACCTGTTAACATTGGAACAATCGCTTTCTGTTGAATAGCACTTGGTTTTTCAAACCCATATGCATAAATACCTTTTAATAATGGTTTTTTTAAATTCATATCATCAAATGAAGTATATATATTTTCTGTTGTATCTTCCATATATTATTATATAGTTTTATATCTTTTTAAATACTTATATAAATAATTATTATATACAATTTTAACAAAAAAAATATATTATTATATTTTTTTTATATTATTTATAAATTTTATCAATAAATTAATTATCCTGAGGATGCATTGAATTAACTTTTGGCGTTCTCATACATCTTCTGTAATTATCCTTAAAAACTGTTTGTGTTAATATATTTCTATTTCCTGGAAAAAATATATTTGCTTGTGGATCTAAACAAAGTGTCTCAAATCTATTCCATCCTGTTCCTCTTAAGGTACTTGGTGGATTACTTAATCTTGTATTCTCAACTGGGAAATGACTATCAGGCATATTTATTAATTCCGGCCTCTTTTCATTCATATATTTACCATCCGGACAATTTGTAGCTGGTCTATTAATATTTAATAAATCTGTTTCTACATCAACTGGTCCATCGTAAAATCTCCATTCTGTATTAGCATTCATACTAACACCACCTTTTTGATTAATAATTTGAGGATTATCTTGATATGTAGAATCACATAATATAGGAGTACTCATTTGATATGAGCCAGGTCCGACAGATTCTTTGTTATTTATATTTATTTCACAAGCATCATCTCTTAATCTATTAAAGCTCATTATATTTATATAATTAATATAAATATTTTAAATTAAATTAAAATATTTATTAAAGACTAAAACAAAGCTTAATTGAACCACGATTTTATATTGTCTAATAATGTGCCATCCGCTCTATATGTTCCACCCTTTCTGGAATCTACTTTACATAATTCCGGGGCAAATTCAGGAGCTTCTACTACTGGCTTATATTCAACTATTTGGCAATTTGGCTGATTAATTAAATTTTTACTTCTACATTCTAAACAATCACATGGCAATCCTGTACTAACACCGCCACATTTGCAATTTTCACATTGTGGATGATATTTACTAGAATTACATAATGAAGATTGTCTATCAATTCCTAATAAATTACTTTCTAAATCAACCATATTCCCATCGTATAAACTAACACCATATCCACCTACTTGACCAAATTCAATCCGACATTTAGAAGAATTATCATATTTACCCTGATATAATGTATAATTTCCTGGACCAGTGCTAACATTTAATTTTTGTTCATATTCACATTTATCATAAATAAGACGATTTGAACTCATTTGTTTATATTATTATAATAAGAAATTTATTTATTTTATTATTAAATATTAAATAAATACTCTAAAAAAAGTATTATGACCATTCATATTGCATTTTTTACTCCACTTACCACATGTAAAACACCATATTGCACCGTGTAATCTATCTGTATGAGTTTTTACAATAATACTATGATTTTTTCTAAAATGATTTATCCATTCATTTTTTGAATTCATAATCTTATTACATTTAGTGCATTTATATTTTAATTTATTATATATCATACTACTTTTATAATAATATATAACTTTTATATATTATCATTTTTTAAATTATTTTTAATTATATTAGTGATATATTCAGTTTGCTCTACTTTATTTATAATATCTCTTAAAGCATACGGTAATACTTCATGTATATCAAAATAACATTCAGATATTATTTCCCAATCATCCAGCCAATTTTGTATTTTTTTACAACCATATGCACTGTCTAATTTCTGTAATTCTTCCATACTAAAATTAATTAATTTAATCATTGCTTTGTAATCAAATGCTTTATTATCAATTAATTGTTTAATATATTCAATATCATAATATTCATCATAATATTTATGTAAATCTATTCTATTTGGTATTAAATTTTTTAATTTTACTACAAAATTAGAAATAACATCATATATAATAATATTTGCTTTTTCTGTATCATTCTCTTTTAATAATTTAACAAAATTATCCCAAAATGCTTTTTTACCAATAATTTCAAGAATTGTTCCTTGATATTCAAATCCTGTTTTATTTTCTTCATTTAATTTTATTAAAATATTTTTAATTTCTGGATTTTCTTTTTGAAGTTTTTCAATCTTATATTCACAACCTTGTATTTTTATATATTTCTCTATTTTATTTTGTTGCTCATTTAAAACAGTTTTATATAATTCTTCATATGTTTGGTTTAAAGTATTTTTAATATCAAAATATTGTATTAATAATTGATTTACCATAATTTGTTTTTCTTTTTCCTTCCATTTATCATAGTAATTTACATATTTCTCAAAATAATATCTAAAAGTCTGTATATACATATCATAATTCTCATTTAATTTTATATATGATATAATAACTGATTTAGCTAAAAAATATATGGGTGTAAATATATCTTTAACTAATATACTTTTATTATAATATCTAATCATAAAAGACATTATAAAATATCTACTATAATTACTGTTATTATAAACTGTTGATGTAGATATAAAGTTATATGCCGCATCTCGAACATCTTTTAATAAAATTTTTTTTTGAAATTCACTAAATGGTAAATTTTCTTCTATATTTTCATCAAACCCTAAATTATAAAATTTCTTAAAGTTTTCCATATTATATATATATAATTATATAATACATTTAATCTTACGAACTTATATATTAACTACTGTCGAGCTGCCTTAATAGAAGAACCATCCGAGTTATTTACCCATCCCTCTCCATACCACGTGAATTTTTCTTCACACCAGTGGTTATAGCCTTCAGGAGGAGGCCGGATTTCCCAGCCATTATCACTAGGAATCCAACACCACCTCTCGTGTGGACATCCATAAAATCCTTTTGGAAAGAGGTGGAGCGGGCGAGGAGGTGGTGAATTGCTGTTCTGGGTGGGTTCCATACTGTATATAATAAATATATGAATTTATAATCATATAAAAAAATTCAATTTTTTAATTATAATTTTTTTTTGATGTCAGAAGAAAGACTACTCTTCCTTCCACGAAATTTTTCGCAAGTTAGCGAAAAGGAATGGCAGCAACCTGAATGCCCAAGAGATTTTCCTCAAACGAGGTAAAAACCTTTCAATTACCCTCTCTGGGTATCCGGTAAATATCCACTTCCAAAGTGGCATGGAAGCAGATTCGAGTTGTTGATACGCATCAAGCATCGCTTGCTTTGCGATTTCGTTTTGATTTATCGCGTTTTTTGCGTTTGCTGTCGCTTCACCTACATCACTATTTTTAGTGATTTTTTTTGCCGCAAGATCCGCATTCCCTGCGGCTTCTCTTGCTTTTTTGGCAAATGCGCCCGCTTTCTCGGCAAAGCGACTCCCCGGTTTTTTTTCCTCCGTCTTATTAGCAAAAAATTCCGCTTGGCTCGCGTAATGATCGGCATCATCAGTCATACGGTTCGCCACCATAGTGTTAATGTGCACTTTGTAAATGCGGCGGCATTCACGTAAATAATCGAAAGCCTTATTAAAGGCCTGATTTGCTTCTTGAGCATAGCGCGGGGCGTTGTCAACATCCCTCTTTGCATTTTGTGCTGCTTCGGTAGCGGCAGCGGCAGCAACACTCGCTTTATCAGCGAGAACACTACAAGGTTGCAAATTTTTGCATCGTGTTGACTTTTTGACACATTTGGATGCTGCAATGGTAGCAGCCTTCGCATAAACCATCGCAGCATCTTGTGCTTCCGCAGCGGGATTGACCTCTGGGTTAGCCATACTCAACTGATTTGAAACCAAATACATTCTGAATTAATTACCATCATTTTTTTATTATAATTTTCCTCTGTGAATAAACAGGGGAATTCATGTTGAAGAATCTGCGCTCCAAGCCTTTTCTTCAGGGTCTTATCGTCTTCATAGACGAAGATGTTCTCGCGAACATGAGTTGCGAATGCTTCCACCACTAAGTTGTAGTGGGTATACTGTATGTTCTTGCGATTCTCCAAGAACTTCAGAGCGCGATTGTCGTTTTCGCGCTCTGGTATGTCCGCGTTAAAACCAGCGCAAATAGCATTGCCATCCTCAGTAGCAGCAGCGGCAGCGGCAGCGGCCTCAGTAGCACCACTCATTTTCGCTAATTTGAAACCAAATACATCCTGAATCAATTAACCATCATTTTTTTTTATACGAAAATATATAAAAAAATGATTCAATATTATTTTAAATAAGCCTATATCAATAATTAAATGAATATATTAAAAGGAGCCATTACCGAGGATATTACAGATATTGAAGCAAAATATCCATATCCCTTAGATGAGTTCCAAAAACACGCCATTGTATCTATTAACAAGAATCATAATGTTTTAGTTACGGCGGCAACTGGTTCAGGTAAGAGTTTAGTGGCTGAATATGCCATTGAAAAAGGAATAAAGAATGGAAAGAAAGTTATTTATACATCTCCTATTAAGTCATTATCTAATCAAAAATTCTATGAATTTAAACAAAAATTCCCACATATCAGTGTGGGTATTTTAACAGGTGATATTAAATTCAATCCCACAGCGGAATGTATTATTATGACCACAGAGATTTTAAGGAATCTTTTATATAATAAAAACATTAAAATAGCTGGTCAAAGTCTTGAAATTGAAATTGATGTATATAATGAAGTTGAATCAATTGTCTTTGATGAAGTTCATTATATTAATGACCGTGATAGAGGCACTGTTTGGGAAGAATGTATTATGTTGCTACCTCGTGATATTAATTTAGTAATGCTATCTGCCACTATTGACCGCGCTGATAAATTTGCACAATGGATTTATCAAATTAAGAATAAAGATATAGATTTGATACCAAATGATAAACGGGTTATTCCATTAAATCATTACTATTATTTAGATACTAAATTAGATAATACAGATTTAATTAGTGAGAATTATTGTGGTAAATTTGTAGAAATATTAGACGCAAATGGACATTTTAATAGTGAAAATTACGATGCTATATTAAAAGTATATAAAAAGTATCGTGTTTTCAATCAAAGAAATGATAAGAAGATAATTAATGATGTAATTGAAAAAATGGAAGAAAAGGAATTATTACCAGCTATCTTCTTTGTTTTTTCACGCAAAAAATGTGAAAGCTATGCTAAAAATGTTATTAAAAATCTAAATAATCACGAAGAATATGGTGCAATTAAAAAAATTGTAAATCATTATATACACGAATTAGATGACCCCAATTATTATATGGAGATGACACAATATTGGGATATTATGAAAATGTTAGAAAAAGGTGTATGTGTACATCACTCAGGTTTAGTTCCGGTCTTTAAAGAAATTATTGAGATTTTATTCTCTAAAAATTTAATTAAAGTATTATTTGTAACTGAAACATTTGCCGTTGGTGTTAATATGCCTACTAAAACAGTTCTTTTTACCGGTATTACTAAATATGATGGATATAAAGAAGATTTCAGGAATATTTTAACACACGAATATTTACAAATGGCTGGGAGAGCCGGGCGTAGAGGATTAGATACTAAAGGCGTAGTTATACATTTGTATAATTTGTATGAACCAATGGCGAAAATAGAGACACAGATGATAATGACTGGTAAAACACAACAAATTGTATCAAAATTCGGTCTTAATTATCAATTCATATTGAAAATGATTTTAACAAATACAGAAAAATCTTTATTAAATTTTGTGGAGAAATCATTAATGAATAAAGATATTAATGAAAAGAAACAATATGTTAAAGAAGAATTAGATTCTTATACAACAGTTAATACAGCTGAATGTAATAATAGTATATATAAAGAATATTATCATATTATGAACCCGGATCCATATATTAGAATAACAAATAAACAAATTAAGTATAATCGTAAAAGATTAGCTGATATTAAAAAGATTGTTGAATTTGAAAATGGATACCAAAAGTATTTAGAAGACCGGGAACAAGTTGTACATAGAAAACAATTAGAAAATGATTTAGATTATTATCAAAATATTATTACAGATGATATTATGAAAATCTTAAAATATTTGGATGAATATGAATATATATATAATATTAATTGTTTAGATGATATTTCACCTGATAAAGTTTCCATTAAAGGTATTATCGCTAGTCAAATTAATGATTGTAATCCTATACTATTTACAGAAATTTTAACAAAAGGATTATTAGATGATTTAGAAATAGCCGAAATCGCCGCTATTTTATCTATTTTTACAGAAAGTAAAGATGATGATATACAAGAATTTAATAATAATTATGGTTTTAGAATGAATGAAAGAATAGAAAATATTCAAAAACTAGCTCGTGAATTAGACCAAAAAGAATTTGAAATGAAATTGGATTTATGTAGCAATTGGAATGTTAATCTTAATATGATTGATATTACTTATGCGTGGGCATCTGGTAAAGAATTAAAAGAGTTAGGATTAACTATGTATGAGGGTAATTTTATTAAAGATATGATTAAAATTAGTAGTATTGCACTGAATGTACAAAAAATGGCGGAAATATTGGGTAAAAATAATTTAGCACGTAATTCTAATGAATTACAAAAAGTTATTATGAGAGATATAGTTAATGTAGAGTCATTATATATTAAAATTTAATATAAAATTTAATATAAATTTTAATATAAAAATAGAATAACATATTATCTAATTATAATATGTTATTTTTATAAAATAATCATTTAACAGCCACCGACTTCGAAATGTCTTCTATTAGTATCCGGCTGAATAGTTGACTGAACAAATGGCGATACAACAACTTGAGGATTGGGGGGTTCACTGCGTAATTGTAAATTCGCATTGCGTAAAGTTTGACCAACAGTGTTAATACCCACGTGCCATCCAGCATCTAAAAAGTTTTTACCATCTAAATTAGATGCTCCAGCAGGGTTATTTTTAGCCCAAGTGCTTGAATAATCTTGTGGTAAAAGTTCTTCTGGAGATAATGAATCTCTTGGTTGGCAAGGTGCGGGATTAGTCATTTCTTCTCTAACTTCTGAGGGAGTTTCAACTTTGTCTTCTTCTTCCGCGGGTTCATGTAATTCGTTTAAACCAGGAACACTCATACTAGGTGGTTGTACATTTTCGATGGGTTCTTGTAAATTCATCATCTGTTCGTTTTCAAAACCTTCATTTTCATCACCAAATAGAAGATCTACGGAACCTTCTGCGGAAAAATTAATATAATAATATCCAGCAGCAATTAAAACACCTACTAATAAAACTGTTAATAATATATTTTTATCTACTTTCATTTATATTATTAACAAATAAAAAAAATTTATAAATTAAATTTAATTTAATATAGTATTCTTCTTTCTCTATTCGCATATCTTATAATTTTTATTTTTTTTTTATTTTTTAATTTATTTTCTCCTAATTTATTTTCTTTTATTTCATCCTCATTTAATCCACTTTCTTCTAAATTAGTTTCTTGTGAATCTGATTCTTCTAAATCTATTTCTTTTAATTCATCTTTATTTTCTTCTAAATTAGTTTCTTGTGAATCTGATTCTTCTAAATCTGTTTCTTTTAATTCATCTTTATTTTCTTCTAAATTATTTTCTTCTAAATCTGTTTCTTTTAATTCATCTTTATTTTCTTCTAAATCTGTTTCTTTTAATTCATCTTTATTTTCTTCTAAATCTGTTTCTTGTGAATCTGTTTGTAATTCTGTATTATTTTCATTATTTTTTATATCATTATATACATCATTTTCTATATTTTCTATATTTTCTTGAAAAATATAATTTTTTTCAACTTCATAACTATCTAATACCCATTCGCTCGCAAATTGCTGTTGCATAAAACACAATCCGTTATAACTTATATTTAAACTTAATAAATTATTATGTTTAAAATCTTCATTATTAAAATTTTCTAATAATATTCCAGAAGTTTTATTATATGGTATTTTAATTTTAATATATAATTTATATAATTTACTATTATATCGTATGAATCTTTTATAATATTCATCTATTATATCTAATGGGAAATTTTCACTAAACCATTCTTTGCTATTTTCATAAGCTGTTAACATATTCACATCATCTAAATCAGAAAAAAAATCATATAAATTTTTATCAGTTGTATCTAATTCAAATTCTACATAACATCTATTTTCGCTAATATTTATTTTATTAATACATTTTAAATATTGTGTTTTAATACTAATTTTTTTATTATTAAATAATACTTTACTAATATATTTACCATTTGTTTTTTTTGGCGTGTGGTATATAATATTATCTAAATCTATATGCTCATAATTTACCATTATATAATAATATATATAAATATTTACGATATATAAAACGCAAAATTATCTTATTAAACAATATTAATTTCTTTAACTTCCATTATACACCCACTCATTTGTTTATCATTTGTGTTATAATTCCATATATTTGAAACTAATATTTTACATTTTAATAACATATCTGGTTTAATATCTTCAATTGTAGGTAAATATATTTTATCACTGGTAATATTTATTTCATGTCTATTATATCTAAATGGGACTTTTAATATTAATGTATTATTATATGAATTTATATTTGATTTATAAATTGAATCTTTTCTACAATATTTTTTATTATTATTTTCTAATGAATAAATAAAATTAAGCAATTCTTCATCATTAATATTTAATAATAGCTGGTATTTATTAAAATATTTTTCAATACTACTTTTAGATTTTAAAACGGGTAATTCTATTAATAATTTTTCATTATCATAACTTATTTGTGATTTATTATATTTAATTAATGGAATATTAATATTTTTATAATTCATATAATTTAAAATAATGTATTTATAATTATTATATTCCGCATATTTAATAGTTATATTTGTAAAAATATTTTATAATATTTTACTATATGTTAGGAAAAATTACTAATGATTTAATAGATAATTTAATATTTGAATTTAAAAAAGAAAAAAATCAAACACAACTTAAAACACATATTATTGACCCAATTATATGTTATATACTTGATAGATTATATCCATATATATTTATAACAGCATCTATATTTATAATATTATTATTTATTGTTTTATCTATTTTATTCCTTATTGTTAAAAATAATTATAAATAAATAAAAATAAATATATACATATAATTATTAAAAACAATACTTAAATAAATATTATGGTGTATATATAAATGCAAAATGATACTAAAAGTAATATTAATAATCATTATGATGATAATAAATTTATTTATAATATGGCACAAAATGTATATAAACAATTAAATTCAGGTCATACAGAATTTATATATCACAGGGCGATGGAAGTTGAATTGCGGGAAAAAAATATTAATTATGAGAGCGAAAAAAGAGTATTAATTAAATATAATATTAATAATAAATATTATACATTAGGTGAGGAACGAATTGATTTATATTTGGATGAATATAAGACAATTATTGAATTAAAAGCAATGATTAATTCTCCAAAAGAGACAGAAATTGCTCAAGTTTACAAATATTACAGAGAGTTAAAAAAGGATGGTATTGAATCTAAATATGGTATTATTATTAATTTTCCACAAGCAGGTGTTAAATTAGCTAAAGATGATATTGATTTTTTTGAGTTTAAATTTTAGTACAAATATTATATAATAAATCTTCTTTACTATAACTATCATTGTAATTACATATTGTTCCTTTTTTAGAAATAGATTTAATTGTTGGATATTGTAAAATTTTTAATTTATTTCTTATTTCATAATTTTTTTTATTTTCACAATTAACAGCACAAATAATAAATTTATTTCTAAATTCAATTGCTAAATCACTCCATATTGGAACCATTTTTATACAATGTTTACACCAAGGTGCATAGAAATTAACAAATCCAGGTTTATCTAAAAGTAATTTATTATTTATTTTAATTGAATTATTTTTAATAGTAAAATCATCATTAGTTAGTTCTATAACACCTGTAAAATTATCATATAAATTTTTATCACTATATAATGTTTTCATATATTAATATATATATATATATTATAAAATATATATGAAAATTTTAAATATAATATCTTTGGTTTTATTTTTTTTAATTATATGTAGTATAATTCTTAAAAATTTTTTATTAATTGAAAAATATACAAATAATATTACTGATAATAGAGAAGAATGCTCAGAACATAATAATGCTGATAATAACGCGAGTAATAAAAGTGATAATAATATAACTAATAAAGATACAGATAATAAAAACACAGATAATAAAAAAAAATCAAATAGTGATAATAACAATGATGATAATAAAATTACATTTAAAAATTTAATAGAACATCCAGCAAAAGAAACAAATAAAGAATTATCTAAACAATTTATCAAACCAATAAATATCAATATTACTTGTAATACTGATAAAGAACAAAATAATTTTGATACAGATGTTATTATAAATGATAGAATTAAATCAAAAAAATGTGATCCATATAATGGCGATTATATAACAGGTACAGTTTCAAATCAATTTATTACAACTGGGTATGGTGCTCAATCTTCTTTAGGAAGTGGACCTGTTAAATTAATTTTCACAGATCAATATACTGTTCCAGAAAATTATAATAAAAAAACTCCTATGTATAAAAAATATTCGACAGCTTTTGGTAGCGCAGATAATGCAAAATTGCCAAAAAATATATTTATTACTGAAGATGATAGTAGTTATACGATTGTAAATGATAAATATATTAGTTTTCCACAAGAAAGATATTCTGTATCTGAATTATATAAAAAAGAATAAATTTATAGTTTTTCATAAATAAGTTCAATTTGATATATATTAAACATCCTAGGTGTACTACTAGTATAGTTTACTTGTAATTCTATATATGAATCTTCTAATGATTGAATGATTTTATTAAATTTATGACTATATATATTTATATCACTATTTGTACTATTTGGAATATTTAGATTATTAATTATATTGCTGCTATTTTTAGGATTATTAAATTGTAAATTAAAAGAACCAGTTCCTTCTAATTTATAAAGTAATTTAATTTCTCTTAATATATTATTACTATTTGTACCTTTAATTATAGTTGTATAAAATTTTTGTAGAACATTATTTATTTCAATATTTTTATTAACAGATAATAAATAATTATTATATTTATATGAATTAATCATTGATATATCCTCCAGAGTTGATTCAAGATGTTTAGGACAAACTGTTGGTAGTGAATTATGTGAATTATCTAATATAATTTCAAAATCTTTTATGCTATCACAATAGTATTTATAAATATTATTATTATAACTCATCTATAATATTATATATATTATTATAATATTATATTATATTTATTCAAAATTTATATTTGTAAATATTCTACTATAGCACACGCCCCTAAAGGAAGTGCTCCACCTCCACTAGGACCTCCTCCTTGAGAAGTCCAAGAAATTTTAACTGTAATTAAATCACATTTATTAACTGGTACATCACCTAAACTACAAGAACAAATACACCTTGAATCTTTTACTTCTTCAATTGTAGCGAATAATCCTGTTGCAACGCCTTCTATGGGAATTGGATTAGGTAATTTACTATTTGGATCTAGCTGTAATCTATATACTTCTCCCTTAATCATTGTATTTTTAGTAAGAGCTCTAATATTTAATGTAATACTAGTTAATTTTCCATCATTTGGTATTACTAATGTATTTCTATAAAAAGATGGCGAAGAAGTTCCTAATCCTATATAATCATTATTTCCAATAGATTGATCTGTTGCGAAATGATATGGTAATATATTTGGACCAGTCATACCTTGCGGACCTACATCACCTTTTTCACCAGTCATACCTTGTGGACCTACATCACCTTGTGGACCTACATCACCTTGTGGACCTACATCACCTTGTGGCCCAATATCACCTTGTGGACCAATATCACCTTGTATACCTTGTGGACCTACATCACCTTGTGGCCCAATATC